TAGGGTGTAACCTTCTGGAGCAGCATAAGCTGCCTTACCATCAATAACAGGAATATAAATTTTATGTCCGTCTGCATTAACGTAAGTCATTGTATCAGTCGTAGGCACAGTTCCAAAGTTACTGCCCATAAGATCTGAGTAGTCAGAGCCTTCAAAGCTATCAGCATTAGTTGGCCCACTGTACTCCCAACTACCATCATCACGCTGTACAAAGCCGCCCTTGTCAAACTGGGGAACCTCGTCTTCCATGCCAACTTCATCTTCCATGCCATCAATCATGCCATCAATATCAACATAGTCCATCTCTGTCATCTCAGGTGCCATCTCCTGCGGAGAAGGTGAACCACCCATCTGACCTTCAGCTTCCATGTCAGCAAGGCCAGCCTTAGCAGAATCTCGCATCTTCATAAGTTTATCTAAGCCAATGAAACGTACAACGTCAGCAGGTACTACGAACTCACCTTCACTAAGTTGTGCTGGAATGTCATCACGTACTTCTTCAGCAAGAGAACCCGTAGGAACTTCATTGCCTGATATAGGATCTACACTCGCACCATCGTCTAAGAAACCGCCTTCTGCATAACCACTGCGATACTTAATTTTCATTGTTAACTCTCTCTCGTAAATACTTTAAAGATCTTAAGGTTTGAATTGCACCTTGGGCTTGGAACAGTTCCTTTGTGTCGGTAGTCTGTTCCATCTTTCGATGCTGTTGTTCAATTAGATAATCCATATACTCCACAAATGATTCCCATGTGGGCTTATCATTGCATAGTGGCTTCAGTAGGTGCAGGTTCATTGCCGCTAAATCCTTGTTCGTCAGGAGTTGGTACTTGACCCATTCCTATGTTTCCGTTACCTGCTCCTGTAGGATCAGATGGTTGTGGTGCGCCCTCTGCAGGGCCAGCCTGTGCTTGTGCTTCAGCCTGTTGCTTCTGCATAATCATAGCTTGCTCTTGCGCCTCTTCAATGTTGTTAGTTACCTTATCAGGATCTAATTCCATTGACTTTGCAATCTCACGGATGATGTACTGAGACTTCATCCAAGGTGCCAAGGCAGGATTAGCACCCACCTGTAGGAACTGTAGCAACCGCTGACTGCGTACTTCATTAGCCATAAGAGACTCAGTACCACGGGCCTTAACTTCTAGGTCACCCCGTATGCTCTTGTCGTAATCAAACTGCATATTGAAGTGGAAGAAGCTCTTGCCCATTGGCCCTAACAAGTAATCATCAATGTTCTTGATAACAGTCTTGATACCACCAGCAGCAGCATTCATCAGCATACTGATACCAGAACTAGTACGGCCTACGCCTGTAACGCCTGTCTGTCCGTGTGAGAAAGAAGGCAAGCCTGTAGACTCGTCTGCTAGCTGTCGTGCCTTGTCAAATAGCTGTAAGTTCTCACCTGACACGTTGGGATACTTAGTACCAAACAATGCTTGGCCTGGCGCACCGCCTTGCCTACGGAATACCTTGCCTGGGTATAGCTGCATGTCTTGGCCAGGAACTAGGTTAGTCTCGTCAACTTCAAAGATTAAATTGCCTGACAGTACAGCGTTATCTACAGCCATACGCATGAAACCATTCATAAGAGTCTGAGTATCGTCCATGTTCTCTGCCAGTGCAATACCGAACAGTGAGTATGGGTTATGCTCATAAGGCACAGCGTAGTAAGGTAGACGTACTGGCTTGAATGGATTAAGCACTGAGCGTAGTACACGATCATTGCATACCCAAATGTTAACTTGCAGCTCGTCTGCAGACTCTAACTCTTCTGGTATTTCAATGTCATGTTCTTCAATGGTCTTCATGTCCATCACGCCCCAGTACTCTAGCACCTCAAAGCGATCAACGCCTGAGTCTAGCTGGTAGTCTTTAAGATCATCCTCCCAGTACTTCTTAGCGTAGCTTTCACCTTGGGTGACAACATCTTCAATAACATCATTACGGAAGAAAGGTCTACGCTTAAGATCACGTAGCTGGCTACGGTTTAACTTGTGGCGTTGCACTGTGTATTGGCAGTCACTAATAGTAGCAGCGTCAGGGTCTGGATAGAAGTCCCACACGGATACGTAGGACACCTTAGGTACAGTCTTAGTAACAGGAATATAGTTACCTTCTGAATCCCAATCAGGGTACTCCTTATCAATAGCCATTGGCCCTTTCATAATGCCAGTGCCAAAAAGTGGCATCTCAAATGCAGCAGAGCGTAGCTGCTTAGTTGCCTCTGACTCGTCTAACTGGTCATGAATCTTCTTCTCCATACGCTTTGCAGCAAGCATAGCAGGATTATAGTTAACAGAGGTAGGAGATCCACCCATGCCTTCTTTAAGATCCTTACCCTCTAACTTATCTTCTAGTGCGCCTAGCTGTAAGGAAGACTCGGTAGCACCTGCAGGTAACTCTTTACCATCACCAGAGAAGCCGTAGGGAGACTCTTCTTCCCCACCCTCTTTACTTGAATCTGCTGGATCGTAGTGTACATCTCCTGAGATACCCTCAGGTAACACAGTAGGATCTACAGATAAAGGAAAGCGACCTGCACTGAATAGTACATCAGTAATCTGACCGTAGGCAGCTAGTACCTTAGTCTTAGTAACCTTAATGAATACACGGGACTTCTCAGCCTCGGTGAACTTAACTGCGTCACTGTACACACCACGGTAGTTCCTGTAGTTACGTAGCCACTGTTCTTCATATTGTCTACGTGCAGTCTCAGCTTTTGTGAATCGTTGCTGTACTATATCGACTAGGCGGCTTACGTATACCTTCTCTTCTGACGCTTCTGACACATCATCAAGTGCTACGGTTTCACTACTTAGTTCTGTTATTTGTTCTTCTGCCATTTGTTACTCACAAAATGTTAATTATTAATAACCCATTACAGGGTCAGCTAAGTATTGTCTATTAGGTTTTGCTGATGCAGGATCATAATCAAACACACCAAATCTAGGACGAGACATAATCCCGTAACGTAGTGCATCGTATAAATGATCGTGTGCGTAATTAGTATCTATATCTTCAGAGTTCTTTTTATCTAGTGGTATGATAGGTAGCTGAGAGATAAGGTGATTACAGTTATTAAAGATAACCATACGAGGCTGTTCAGTGAAGTCGTCTACCTGCAGCCTTCTGTGTAATTCATTCTTACCCGATACCCTAGTTCCCTTAGACCTATCAGAAGGTCGCCATCTGCAACCTTTTACAACCATACGTTCCGCTATGCTAGGGCCAGTGTCACCCCGTTTATGCCAGCATGAAGAGTCTAGTACGCCATACTGTATGCCACCATCCTCACTCTCTGCCTCAAGTATCAGATCGGCTAAGTCCTCAGCCAGTACCTTAGATACGTACATCTCTCTGTACACAATGAGTTGATTATCAGGGGCTACAGCGCACCAAACAATTGCGGAATAAGATGAGTATCCATAGTCTCCAGCCCTGAACTTAGTCCAGTTATTGGGTATTTCAAAAGGTTCCACCACATGTATATGACGGTTAAACTCAGGAAAAGCTGCACCCTCTGCAATGTCCCAATCTCCCTCCAGCAACTGCCTTCGCTGCTGCTCTGGTAATGAAAGTAAGTTTGCTTCATAGTCACCTGTCTCAGTTAAGTAAGGATTATCGGATAGCTTGGCAGGAATAAACTTCCTACGAAACAGTGCTAATCCTTCCTTGGAGTGGCCTAATGGATATACCATTGGATGACCAGTCTCTGAATCTGTAGCATCAAAGGCTTCCCCGTATGGGGCAGGATCAATGAACATCTTCTTAACCCAAGCGTGACCACGACCTCCTGGGTTAGTAGATGCCCTCATGTAAATCGGAAGATCAACTGCGGTACTACGTAATCGTGACCTTAGGTAATCCCATGCGTAGGATGTACCCCACTGAGTAAGTTCATCAAAACCTACCCATGAGAATGATAAGCCTTGGTAACGAGATACGTCATCGTCCTTATCTAGGTAGGAGAACCATAGTCTGCCGCCTGATGGTGCAGTCCAAGTCATCTTACGCTCTGACCACTTAATGCCAGGAATGATCTTCGGGTATAGCTCTTGTGACTTCCAGATTAACTCTCGTAGTTCCTCTGTAGTATGACGTAGTATTAGCCCTGAGAACTGTGGGTGTGTGATGTACCTCAGTGGATCTGCCAACATTGCGTATGACTTACCACCGCCAGCACTACCACCGTAAAGAACTTCCCTCTCACCAGCAGCTAGGAAATCTGTCTGTGGCCCTGCGTTAGGTGAGAAGATTATATTCTGTGAGGCTACGTCTACTTCTTCAAGCTGTACTGCTAATTCAATAGGGCTAGACAAACCTTCTGTCGGCAAAGTTTCTTGCACCTTTGCGGTGGACTTCGTACTTTTCCGCAATCGCTTTGGCTTTGGCGTACCTTTCGGCCCAGTAGTTTGCGCTTCTAGCTTTAGTCTTGTTCTTCCTGTCACTGTCTTGTCTCTTCTTTAGACCCATGTGTGAAATGCTACGGCCTGACTGTGTAGTTAGCCATGCGGATACTTCACGATAGGAGTATAACCTTAGATGCTTCTTAGCTTGTTCAAGTAAGTCTAGTTCATCTGGTATAGGTATTAGTATATCGTTATCATCCTCGCATAGGATGTATCCAAAGGGTACTGTTCTACCTATCCGTGGTATTGGAACCCATTCGTATGAGTCCATATCAATGTCAGGTAGTTCGTACTCACCTGCACTGGGCATTGCTATTGCTTCCATGTTATTTACTTCCGTATGGGGGAAGCAGGAACACTATAAGCCACTCATTATCATTATATTATCTTAGGCGTAAGTGCTTAGTGTTCCTGCTAATCTTGTTTAGGTGGTAGGAGCATTATGCCCCCTGTTGTTTTAACTTCCACCTTCTCTGTCTTTGCAAATCCTGCTCTATCCATCATATCTTTAGCAGCATTCATCTTATCTTTAATTCCTAGCTGTGTAGGATCACGTAAGG